GTTCATCTCAACCCAGTTGACCGATCCCGCAGCACTCGCAGGAACTGCTGCCGCCGAACTTGAACATGAGCGCTCGGTGTCGGATTCGATCGCGCTGACTCCTCCTTGGGGTGACGACGAACTCAACGGGATCTACCTGCCTTGGATTCACTACTGGGTGGGTGACACGGTACGCGTTCACACGGGCGTCTCTGACTTCGACTACGACGAGACGAACTGGGTGCTGTACGCGATCACGCTGGATGAACAGGACAACGGGACGTGGCGCCCGATCGTTGAACTGGGTGCCGGGTACCTTACTACTGTTGCATCGTCAACAGGTGGTGGTGGGTCAACGTCGTCTGCTGGTGGCACGGGTGGTTCGGGTTCGGGTGGAGGAACGCCTAGCGCCGGCGTGACTGTCAAGGACACGGTGACGGGTGACACTGCTGTGGGCCTGACGGTTCAAAGCGAGGACTGGGCAGTGTTCGCGCCGGCATCTGGTGTCGCTGAGGTGATCCTTCGCCCGCCTGCGCTCGTTGACCTGTCCGACGTTGACGCCACGGACATCGCTGACACCCAGGTCCTCGTCTGGGATGCGACGAGCGGGACGTGGATCCCAGGTACCGGCGGCGGTGGGACGGGCATCTATATCAACGTCCTCGACTACGGCGCGGTCGGTGACGACACGACGGACGACACTGCCGCGATCCAGGCAGCATGTGACGCTGCGACGCTCGGGCAGACGGTGTTCTTCCCTGCTGGTAGGTACAAGATCACGTCAGCGATCAACGTCAATACGACCATCCACTTCCTTGGTGAGGGGTCGCCTGACTCGCCCGCGAGCATGATCCACCAGCACACAGCGAACACTAACGGTATCGTGGGTGCTGCACCGCCCTACGATATGTACTTCGAAGACATCTGGATCAACGGTCCTACGATCTCAGGCCTGTCCGGGAACACCTCGGGTACCGGGATCACGTCATCCCGGAACATCCACGGTCTCAACCTTCGCGTGTCTGGGTTCTTCGACGGGATCTACATTGGGTCTGGTTCGTACTACTCCAAGCAGATCAATGGCATGTTCATCTTCAACGATCGCTACTCCGTGATCGTTGACGCTGCTGCCAACAACTCGTCCTTCCTCAACTGCCGGGCATCGTTCAACGGGTCCCGGGGGTACGTGTTCAACGGAGGGGGTGCAGGAGGCGAGGCCCACAGGATCCGCGGCGGCGCTGTCGAGAACAACGGTGTTGGGGGCATCTGGTATGACGGCGGCGGCAACGAGGGAGGGTTCTCGGTTTCTGATGTCTACTTCGAGTCGAACCCGACGGACATCCTGCTTGGTCCCGGGAACGCGGTGCACGCGCCCATCATCGAGGGGTGCATCTTCACGAACGTAGGTTCGGGCTACAACATCGACATCGCCAGTGGTGGCCCGGTCACGATCCTCAGCAACCACTTCCTGGACACCAGTGCCCGCAACGTCAGGCAGCAGGCAGGAGTGACGCGGGTCCTCCTGATCAACAACACCCCGGGATCGTTCACCCTGCAGTCGGGTGCCATCGTCATCGATCCTGGGAACACAACAGCAGCATCTGCAGTTGGGACTGCTGCTGCGGGTACGTCACCATACCTGGCGCGCATCGATCATGGGCACGCGCTCGGGGGTGCAGTCGGCGGCGATCTGACAGGCACACTGCCCAACCCGTCTGTAGCAGCGACCCACGCCGGTTCGACCCATGTTGCGCTATCAACAGCGGTGCTCCTGGTCGAGTCGGGATCAGGTTCTGCTGGGTCAGGGGCACAGGCATCGAAGAACGACCATGTCCACCCGGCAGCATCGGGAAGTGGTGGCGGCACGATCGTCATGCAGTCAGGAACATCGAGCCCACCTGTTCCTGTGTGGACGAGCGACGGGACTGACTATGTCTACAGCAGTTAGGAGCAGGTGATGGTCAAGTTTGAGGACAACATCTCACCGTACCTGTCGTTGGTCGAGGGAGCGGCACCTGGTTCGCCGGCAGCGGGTGACTTCCGCCTGTTCTTCGACGTTGCCGACCACCTCCTCAAGTGGAAGAATAGCGCAGGTACAGTTGTTGCGATCGCGACAGGAACACCTCTGCTTGACCAAGGCGTGATCACCTACCTGGATGGTACCGTCGCGGCAGCACCTGGGACGCCCGCTGCTGGCAAACTACGCCTGTACGCGAAGACGGGCAAGGTTCTCGCTGTCAAGGATGATGCAGGAGTCGAGACGGTTCTTGGTGCGGGTGGCGGGTCCTCACCGACAGGCAGCATCACGTACAAGTCAGGCAACACCACACTCGTCAACGCCAACCAGTTCTACGATGCTGCCAGCGTCAGCCTCGTCGCTGGGACATACCTGATCTTTGCCTATGGGACACTCCTGACCGTCGCGACCGTTGCTGCCCAACTTACTGCCAAACTGTGGGACGGGACGACCGTGATCGCGAGCGGTGAGGAGACAAGCACCGACGTTGCTGGTCTGACTGAGTACAACCTGTTCTCACTGGCGGGGTACGTTGTCATCGGTTCGACGGCAACCTGGAAGTTGAGTCTCGCCAGTACGGTTGCCAACCAGTCAGTCATCGAGCAGGCGGCACCTGACAACGGCGCAGGCAATAACGCCTGCGGGATTGTTGCCCTCAAGATTGCCTGATGTTCGACCCCGCGTTCGTTGACTCCATCTCGAAACTGGGTGCCCTCGGGTTTGCCGTCATGGCAGTCCTCGGGTTCACGTCAGGTCTTATCCGGGTGGGGCGCCTCGTGGACAAGCGGGAGACCCAACTGATCACTGAACGCGACGAGTGGAGGTCAATCGCCGAGACATCGATCGCCCAGTTTGGGCGCCTCACGGATGTCCTTGAAGCAACATCAAAGAAGATGCTGCCATGAAGGAGTGGTTGGCAAAGACGTTCGGGTTGCGACCTGAACAGGTCCCAACGACACAGCCCGAACTCATCAAGGCGAAGGTACAACTCAAGCGTGAACTGTCCCGCGCTGACAGGGCGATCCAACTCGCTATGAACCACGCGGATGAACTGTTCAACAACCAGGGGCACTACAAAGGCCCAGAACGACGACGACGGCGGAGGCACACATGAAGGCCCGGGACTTCTCGGTATGGTTGATCGTCGCGCTCGTCGTGGGTCTGTCCGCGCTGCTGTTCGATCCTGACACGACGTTGACTATCCTGGGCATCGGGATCCCGGTCGCGATCGCCTCCGCGATCGTGTCAACCATCTACCTGTACCGTGTGTTCCAGAAGCAACCGCTGCCCAGGTCCCGCTTCTTCGCGATGGTCCTTGAGTTGTTCTACGCGTTGATCCTCCTGGGTGCTTGGGTTGGGTACCTGACAGTGGCGCGCCTGACCAATGCTGCTGTGCCCCTTCCTCCTTTGACGACCACGACGCCCATCTCGGCGCTGTTGGTCATCATCGTCTTCATGTCCCCTGCGCGCTTCGCGATCGAGGTCTGGCGTGTGCGCAGACAACCGCCTCGGGAAGGACCTGTGGCGGAGACCCATCTCGATCGACTGGAGGTGCATGAGGTCGAGGACGTAGTAGCAAGTGACGTTCAGGACAGAAAGGAGTAACGTATGGCATACCGACCGACATTCCGCAGGCAAGGAGACGGATCACGCTGTCAGTGGGCGAACTGCGGGCCTGCATCACACGCGATGGCGTCCCAGCGCGATCACAAGGGCGTGGATCCCAAGACGGCGGGTCCCTGGCCTCCCCTACCTTGGGAGATCAGGAACAAGATCAACGTGTACTGCCCAGGCACGTCGTTGGAACAGAACCACGCTGCCTGCCTGGCACTGTTCGCGACGAACACGGCGATCCGCTACGCCCTCCCGTGGGCCTCATTCGCCTCGATGGTCATCTCGGGCCGTGGTGCAGTCGTCGCGATCTCCTACGCGGTCATCGCACCGACCGCGTTCAACGCCTCGCCTGGGTTCATTGGGCGACACTCGGTGTACGTCAACGAGTACCGTGCCTCGGATGGCGCGTTCCTCGTCTACGACCCGCTCGCCGATCACCGCCGGGCAGGCATCCCTCAAGGACCTCAGTGGTGGCCCGGACATCTGCTCAAGGTCGCCGCAGGCGCGTATCCCGGGTGTGGATACGGCAAGGTGACGGGGTCCTACACGCGCGACACGGAGGCCTGAGATGCCTGACCATCCCACCCATCCCGTCCACCCCGATCACCCGGTGGCGCCTGATGTGGACGCGCCGATCGAGGAACACCGGAAGCACGCCACCGCGATCCTCGAGGTGGACGAGTTCAAGCACAAGCCACCTGGGCACCCCGCCAAGGATGAGGACGAGTTCGAGATCCCGAACAACTAGGAGGACACGTTGGACCCACTTACCAATCCCGCCTACCTGCTGTTCGCAGCAGTCGCGCCCATCCTCATCGCGTTCCTCAAGCAGGATGGGTTCAGCAACACAGTCAACGCGCTGATCGCGTTCGTTGCCTACGTAGTCATCGGGATCCTGGGTGCGATCATGTCAGGCACGTCCCTGACACTCGAGAACCTGGTCCCGCTCATCACCATTGCCACGGTCGTCGGGACGGCGGCGTACTCGTTGATCTGGAACAACCTGGGTACGGGGGATGGAACCTCGCCCTCGTTGGACAGTCGTGTGACCACCGCGACGTCCGTGGTCAAGTAGGAAGGAGGGCGACACGGCGAAGGTCAGGTTCCGTTGGGGGCCCACAATGGGCACAAAGCACAACAGGACGGAGGTTCAGTTCATGGCAGTCATCCAGGACGATCAGAAGGCCCAGATCGCGTTCGCCGAGACGGACGCTGCTGGTGAGGCAGTCGATGCGCCCGTCTCGTTCTCGACGGACGGCGCTGTCGGCGCGCTCGGCAACCCGGTGATCAACCTCACCACGGACGCCGATGGCAACTCGTGGGTCGAGGGCAACGACGTGGGCACGTCGGCGCTCACCGGCACCGCGACGAACGAGGACGGGACGATCGCCTCTGCCTCGATCACGGTTGAGGTCGTCGCGTCGGATGCGACCACCCTGACCCTGACGCTGGGGGCACCCGAGCCGAAGTGACCGTCTCAGTCGGTCGCTAAGCGACGAGAAACCCCCGGTCCGCACATTCCGTCGGATCGGGGGTTTCCGTGTCACAGCGACCGTTGTAGCCGGCTTGTGCGGGACGCTACGGGGACGCGCCAGGACGCGATGTACGGGTCAAGACGTCGTCCCACGCACGATCGAGGTCCTCACTCGTGAAGACGATGCTGGTCAGGATCACGTTGCCCCTCAGTTGACGCCTCAGGATGGCGTACACCTGTTCCCTGATCGCGTCAGGCATCCGCTCCTTCCCCCACTCCCACATCGACACCTCGGGTTGGGCACGATCGAGTAGGCGCGCCAGTTCTGTCTGGGTCAGGCCTGCCCGTTCGCGTAGCACCCGCATCGTCGTCTGGGTTCTCACCTGCCCCTCCACTTCGTGGGCCCCTGAGGCCTCCAGGTCGTTCCGCACTCGACGTGAACATGCTCCCTGGTATGTGCGTCATGCCCATGCTCGATGGTGCACGGGCAACCCCTCACGAGTTCGTCGCCTCGCGGGTACTTGACGCACCCGCGGTAGTGGATCCTGATGTTGTCACATTGACCAATGGCAGCGTTTGTGTTCCTCACTTCACCTTCTCCATGACGCCCCAGTTGGACCCGACTTCGATGTCACACGAGAAGGGGATCCCGGTCGGGTCGATCGAGATATTCTGCTCGAACTCGTAGCGCAGGATCTTCGACGCCTCCTTGAGACGGGCCTTCGGGATCTCGAGCGCGACCGAGTCGTGGACGGCGAACAGGACATGCCCATCGAACTCGTGTGCCCTCGCTGAGATGCGCGTCAGTGCCTCCAGGCACAGGTCAGACGCGACGGCCTGGATCGGGGTGTTGACTGCCTGCCGTCGCGTGTGCCCGACGCCTGCGCGAGTGATGTACGGGAACCGCCGGCGACGACCGAGCGGTGTGTCAACGAACGAGTCCCGGATGGCGTTCTTCGCCGTGTCCTCCATCCACTGGCGCAACACCGGGAACCCCTCGAGGAAGCGACGCACGTACAACTCTGCCTGCTCGACTGACCAACGCTCACCACCCAACTCGTCGGTCAGGTAGTCCATCTCAGGTCCTTCAGCGAGCGCCTTCGCTGATCGCCCGTACAGGATCCCGAAGTCAACGCGCTTGGCCATGTACCGCTCGCCCGACGAGATCTGATCCGCGGGCTTGTGGAACATCGCGACGGCAACCTCGCCGTGGATGTCACGCCCCTCCCGGAAGACCTCGATCATCGCTGGGTCCTGGGACAACCAAGCGGCGACCCGCAGTTCCAACTGAGCGTAGTCGACCTCCACGAACCAATGCTTCTTGTCGGGTGCCGCGAACCCAGCGCGGACATTGTGTTCACCGTACGCCGGGATGTTCTGGAAGTTGGGTTCGCGACACGACAGGCGCCCGGTCGCCGTGCCTGCCAGTTGGAACGATGGGCGGATCCTGTGATCGTCGTCCATCTTCCCGAGCAGGCCTGCGACGTTCGTCTGCAGGACCTTTGTGTCGTTCCGGAAGTCGATGATGCGCTGCAGGATCAAGGAGCGGTCGTCGTCCTTTCCCCAGAGGCGGATCATCGCCTGCAGCGTCTCGCGGTCAGTCGACTGCTCCGCGCTCGCTGATCGCATGTACCCCTTCCGGACGGCGAGGCGCACGAGGTCGCCCATCGACTCGGTGATGTACTTCTTGACCTGGGCAGGGGATCCCGGGTTGAATCCCTCGCCCGCGACGACCTCGAGTGCCGTCCTGTTCGCATCGATGCGCTCCTCAAGCATCGCGCCCATGCTGCCGAAGAACGAGGCATCGATGTACGTACCATGGTACTCGGCGGCGGCGAACGCCTTGGCACCTGGCATGAGGATGCGATCGTGGACGCCCATGGGATCGAACCCGTCCCCTGGTTCGTCGCGCTGCTCGTCAAGGAGGCGCTGTCCCACGTCGAACCACAGGCGCGTGGTGTTCGCGCAGTCTTTGCCTTGGTAGTCGTACAGCGCGGCGTAGTCGCGGTCCTCCTTCGGGGTGGCGTAGAACTCGTTGAAGTCCCAGTGGTAGTCGGGCACGTCGTACCACGTCCGGGCGATGTCCTTGAGCCCGTGCCCGAGGTAGCGTCCGATCGGGCGCTCATCGTGCAGGTAGTGCAGGAGCATCGTGTCGCCCATGAGGATGTCGCCCCACGCGCGTTCGAACCGAGGCCCGAAGTAGTGCAGCAGGAACTGGAGGTCGAACTTCGAGTTGTGGAAGACGAACCTCGTGTCTGCCGTGGTCATGAACGACCACAGCAGTTTCTGGATGTCGGCGTACCCGACGAGTTCCTCGGGCACGATCACTGACCACGCCGAACCCTTCGCGTCCTGCACACCGAACCCGATTGACAGCAGGTCATCCTTGATCGGGTGGAACCCGTACGTCTCGAGGTCACACGACACGACGGACGCCTTGCTCATGTCGTTGAGTGCTGACCACAGTTCGTCGCCTGTCGTGACGACCTGGGTCTCGATGTCCTGTGCGGGTAGCGGTGCGTCTACCGTCAACCACTTCTGGATGTCGAACAGCAGGTCCACGAACATCTCGGGATCACGGAGGACGAGTGCGGGATGGATCGTGGGAACGTGCAGGACCTTACGCTTCCCGACCTTGACCCACTGTGCGATCCCCCGCATCTTGGTGATCGGCATGACCCGTGGTGCCTGAGTCAACGAGGTCAGTGACACGCCACCGGTCGTCAGGACCTTGGTCGGGCGTACCTCCTCCAACTCCTCCATGAGGCGATGCTGGCAGGCCTTGATCGGGAGCATGCCAGGCGTCTTGTTGCCGAGCGGATGACGGACGACTGCGTTCGTGTAGTACACGTCGTCTGGATCCTGCCCGCAGGCCCGTAGCACCTCGCGCAGCAATGCGCCCGCGTCACCGACGAACGGGCGCCCGCGGCGCACCTCGTTCTGCCCAGGTGCTTCGCCGACGATCGCGAGGCCCCCATGTGGCCCGTACCCGTCAACGACCGGGCGATCGTTGAGCGGGCACTTCTCGCAGTCACCGAGACGAGTCATGTGCTGCCTCCCGGAATGCCTTGACGTTGTACTTGGCGATCTCCCGCTGCCGCGTGTCCATGACCTGATCGAAGTAGTTGGGATCACGCGTCGGGTAGGTGGGTGAGGCGCCTGGGCGCAGGCGGATGTCTCGCAGGGCGTACACGAACGGTTTGGCGCTGTCGGTCGATCGGATCCACGGGAACACCCGCGCGAGGTCACGCAGCACGGTCAGGTCTCGTGCCCACCCGAGCAGATGGGCATCGAACGGCAACCAATCCTTGAACGGTTCAAGGAACGCGAGCAGCGCATGGTGCCCGCCTTCCCACCAGTCGTAGTCCTTCGACACGCCGATGGTCAAGCGCCGCGGGAACAGGTCGGGCCTCGCTGCCTGTGCCTTGACGTACTCGGTCACCAGGTCCATGAAGCACCCCTGCCAGTCCTCGAACTCGCGTGCCTGAGGGACGAGCATGAACGTCGGGAACGTCGCCTCCTGCAGGAGGTCCTGCCCCTCGACCAGCAGGTAGGAGAACGCGTCCTTGGCACCTTGCACCGTCGCGTCCCGATCGAACAAGGTGTCCGGGATCACGACCTCGTCCACGCGCAGCGTGTGGGCCTTGAGGAGCAGGTCCTTCATGGCCTCGCCTGCGTTGTTCTCGTGTGCGCCGTTGTCAAGGACGAGGTAGGACCCGCGCAGGCGTTGCTCCCGGTAGAACGACGCGTACGCGGGGTTGTCGAGGAGGTGCGACAGGATCAGGTGGAACCGGTCACGTCCTGCGTACTCCTCGAGGTGACGGATGGGTGGGATCAATGCTGCCTTCACTTGGTCCTTCTCAGTTCCTCAGCGGTCACCATCTCGGCAGTGCGAGCGTACCCGGCGATGTCCACGAGGTTGTCCCGCCCGGGCCTGTTCATCTCCCTGGACAGTTTCACCGCGACCATCATCAGCGCGACGGTGCGGGGAGGAATATCAGCGACACCCAGCATGGCACCCCAGATACGCCCCGTCCGGGAGAAGTCATCGATCGGGTGACCGTAGGCGTCCTGCCTGGGCCCGTCTACCAGGCGGTTCGCCTCCTCGAGGATCGTCTCACTGAACACCGCTTGCCTCAAGGAACTCAGTGGTCAGGTTGGCGTACTCGGTCGGGTCAGCGCGTCCGGTGATCAGCGCGGCATCGATCAGCGCCTCACGACGCTCGGTGCACGTCCCGCACGTCCCGCAGTGCACGTCGCCTCCCTTGTAGCATGACCACGTGTCCTCGATCGGCACGGACAGGCGCTGGGCCTTGACCGCGATGTCCGACTTGGTGCTCATCAAGTACGGTGTCGCGATCCTCGGCGTCTTGGTCGTCTCGTCCCACCTGTTGCCCGAAGTGAGTGCTGCAGCAAGCGCAGCGACGAACTCGGGACGGCAGTCGGGATAGATCGCGTGATCACCCGCATGGGCAGCGAACGCGACGACCTCGGCGCCTTCTGCGACTGCGACACCGTAGGCGATCGACAGCATGATGGCATTCCGGTTCGGGACGACCGTCACCTTCATGCTCTCGTCTGCGTAGTGCCCGTCAGGTACTGGCGTGTTACTGGTCAGTGACGACGGACCCAGGATCGCGGCGAGTGGTTCGATACTAGCGCTCAGGCCCGCCTGGGTGCCGAGGAGGACGATGCTGTGCCTCGCACCTGCGCGATGGGCCAACAACGCTGCTGACTCGAGTTCCTTCCTGTGCCGCTGCCCGTAGTCGAAGGACAGGGCGTGGATGAGGTACCCGAGGTCGGCGTAGTCGTACAGGAGCGTAGACGAGTCAAGGCCTCCACTGAGGAGGACGACGGCGTGCTTGAGTTCCATGTTGATCGGGTCTCCCTTCTGGTAGTAGTCGCTGCGCTCAATGCGTCGAGGCACTACTTCTTCTCGTTGGCGTACAGCGCCGCTACCTGTGCCTGTGCCTTCTCCTGGGTCGGGTGGGTGCCCATGACTTGCCCAGTCGTCGCCTTGACGACAACGAACTTGGGACCCCTCTTCATCACCTTGTACGGCATGATCTACCTCCCGATCAGTCGTAGGAACTCGTCCTTGGTGGACGCGTCCTGTTCGAATACGCCAGTCACCATCGAGGTGACCATCGTGCTCGAGGGTTTCTTGGTCCCGCGCATCGTCATGCACAGGTGCTCTGCCTCGATCACGACCATGACCCCTTTGGGTTGCAACCCCTCCTGGATCACGTCAGCGATCTCCTTGGTCATGCGCTCCTGGATCTGCAGGCGGGCAGCGACCGCGTCCACGATCCTCGCGAACTTCGACAGGCCCAGGACGCGCCCGTCCGGCAGGTACCCGATGTGGACCATGCCTTTGAATGGGAGCATGTGGTGTTCGCACAGCGAGTAGAACGGGATGTCCTTGACCGCGACTACCTGCTCGTATCCGTCGTTGGCGAACGTCTTGACGATCGCCCGGACATCGACGCGGTAGCCTGAGAGCAGTTCGTTGACGTACATCCGAGCGACGCGTCCAGGTGTCTCCTTGATCCCAGGTCGATCCACGTCTTCACCTGCTGCCGTGAGGATCCTGAGCACCGCGTCCTCGATGTCCAGCAGGTTGTCCACTGGATCCGCCTTGACCCGTCGCGCCAGGTTGTCCACGTCCTCGTCTGTCCACATCGGCACCATGTCGGTCATCAGTGTCCTCGCTCGTGTCCCCACGCCAGTGCGTGGACCTGTGGCAGGATGCGTGCCTCTGCGAGCGTGGGTTCTGCCTGGGCCCACGTGATCACGTCGAGGTAGCGGTCAAGGATGTCCTGGACGGTATCCACGCGTCCTCCCGCGTACGTCCCGTCTAGGCCGCCCATGAGGGTCACGACTGACAGGAAGAACGGGTGCCCAGGGAACAACCCAGGAAGGTCGGCCGCCCACTGTACGTCCTTCTGATCGCGGCACGGGACCTTGATCGCGACGGGTGCCCGCGTCTTGCTCAGGAACTCGGTGAGGTCGGTGATCGATGGGACCATGCCGGACGATGGCGGTTTGGGCGACACGACGACCTGGTCAACCCGGTTGATCCACTCCTTCCACTTGCTGCCTTGCGTCTCGACGCTGACGCGGTAGCCCGAGATGTGCAGCATGTCAACGAGTGCGCCTAGGTTGAACAGGAGCGGGTTGCCACCTGACAGGATGACGACAGGGGCCCAAGGTAGTTGGGTGAGGTTGGCAACGATCTCTGCCTCGTTCAAGCGGTGGGCGCTGCGCACCTCCTCGGGCAGGACGGCGTGTGACGAGTCACACCAGGCACAGGCGTAGTCACATCCGCCGAAGCGGACGAACAGGCACTGAGTGCCGACCTCAGGCCCCTCGCCTTGGATCGTGGGCCCGAAGATCTCAACGACCGGGAACGTCATGACTCCTCCTGGTCGTACTGGACCGAGTTGCCCTTCCCCTCGTGGACGATCACGATGAGGTGGTGCATGTGCCACCCCGCCCTGATCTCATCGAACAACCACCGGGCGATGTTCTCAGCAGATGGTGCGAACGAGAACAGGGCATTGAGACCGCGATCACCTCCTGAGTGGTCGAGACGGCGGATGATCGACTTGACCGCGCCGAAGTCAGGCCCCCACCCGTAGTCATCGAGATCGGTGTCTGTGTGCTTCCAGGTTGCCTCGATGCGCCAGGAGTGCCCGTGCATGTTGTGGCACTTGTGCAGTGGAGGCCCGTTGCTGTGGGCCGCTTCGACTGTCTCCTCGACGTGTGCAGTGAACATCAGTCAGTGCCCCAGGTAGTAGTTGCGGGGTGGGATGCCAAGGAGGATGTCGCCCCTACCGTCGCCCCTCATGGCGACCGCGACGATCGAAACGCCGCCGCGGGCCTTCTGGGTCACGTCAACGCGGCCCCACATGGGC